GCTAACGCTACATACTTTAATGAGCCAAGAGAAGTTCTTCGTAACTTTGCAAACTTTTATCGAGTAAAGGGCACAAAATATTCTGCCGAAGGTTTCTTTAGAGCTTTCTTTGGTATTGATGTTGAAGTAGATTATCCTAAAAATAGAATATTTACATTAAATTCTTCACAGTCGACTATTGGTACTGAGTCTTTGCATTATATACAGGACGGCGGGTTATACCAAATATTCTCAGTACTTATTAAATCGGCTATTCCGCTTAATACGTGGAAAGATCTATATAAAAAGTTTGTGCATCCGGCTGGATTCTTTTTAGGTGGTGAAGTTGTTCTCGAACTACCGTCTACTAACTCTGAACTTTTGGTTATGCCAGATAACATAGCTGAGCCTCCGCCGCCTCTTGTTGTAGAAGGTACCGCAAACGCTCTAATTCCATTTGGACTTGTAGAAACGTTAGGTATATTACCAGACGATGGAGATTCTGATAGTGTAATAGAACGCATCAGTTTGAAAGCAACAGTAAATCGATTCAAAGATATGCCAGCAGATGTATTTGCTGCTTCTTATGGTAGAATTGATCAGGCAAAAGATATTAACTCGCCGACATTTGATGATTCGGCAAAAGACGCTGTATACGCATACGGCGTAAGAATGAGTAATGACATTGAAACATTAGATAGAAATAGATGGTTCTATGATTCTGATGCAGGTAATCCAAGATATATGGCAATTGGATATGTCGACTCAAATTACGTACAACTTACTTAGAGGTAAAAAATGGCAATAGTATTAAGAAATAGTAAAGGGACGGCATTGACCCACGTCGAACTCGATGCCAACTTTACCACATTACAAAACGCTGATCTTGACTCAGCTGCAGTCACATCTATTGCACAAGCATTAGATAACGCGCAGGTTATTCCTTCACATATTAATTCACTAGCAGGCGATTCAGACGTAGATTTCGGGTCTAAAAAAATCTACTATGCCAATATGTGGGATTCTGAAGGAGCTCTTCCAAACGCTTCGACATATCATGGTATGTTTGCTCATGTCCATGGAACTGGTGCAGGATACTTTGCACACGGCGGAGCTTGGGTAAAGCTTGCTAATAATGCAGATCTTGGAACTGGTATTGACTCGGCCAAGACTATTGCTCTTATTGACAGTGCATATGTGCAAGCAAGAGAAGGTACTGATAGTATTGGCGGACTAACTAACGTTAATATGTCTGGTATTTCAAATAACAAAATCCTTAAATGGGATTCTGACACAGCTAAATTCATTGTTGCTTCTGATGTAAGTGGCGGTGGAGGCGGTGGAGGTCTGGCATATACTGACTTTAGCGTATCCGTCGCAGCTGCAGGAACAGCTAACTTATCATATAATGATGGTACAGGTGTAACAACATATACTCCACCAGATCTTTCTGGCTATCTGACAAGTTACACTGAAACAAATGATTTGACCGCTAACGTTACTTGGGCTAATATACCTGACGCAAACGTTCCAGCATCTGCTGTATCTCAACATTCGTCTGCTATAACCATCGGCGCAAGTCAAGTTAGTTCTGGAACTTTAAATAATAACCGTGTAGCTCAAAGTAACGTAACCCAGCACCAAGCTGCATTGTCAATTACTGAATCTCAGATTAGTGATTTTGGTTCGTATGTTGGTCAAGGCCAAACAATTGATATGAACGGCACTGAGTTAGTATTAGATATCGATGGCGATACATCTTTGCATGCAAGTACCGATGATCAGATTGATATTAAAATTGGTGGTACGGATGTAGGATATTTTAATTCTACTGGACTTGTCATTGATAATATTACTACTACAGATCCTGGTACTCCTACTATCCAATCTAGTTCTTCTATTGCAATGAATGTTGGTACTTCTGTTATTGTAGGCCAGAACGGTGGAGCAGGCGGTGGATTCAGACTGGCAAATATTACAACTACTCAACGGAATGCTCTTTCTGCTTCAAACGGAGAAATGATCTACAATACGACAAATAATCAAATAGAAATATACGAACATAGCGCGTGGCATCCAATGACTAAAGGCTCTAATGTCTTTAATGTAACAAGCAGTGGTTCTAGCGATTATGTGTTTAACGATCCAGAAAATCATTGGTTTACTTCATCAACAAATGATCCTGTTCTTTATTTGCGTAGAGGTGAGACATACTACTTTGAAGTCAATGCTTCTGGTCATCCATTTCAAATACGAACAAGTAACGGTGGATCTGCTTATGCTGAGGGCATAACAGGAAATACGCAAGCTGTAGGAACGGTTGTATTTAAAGTGCCGATGGGTGCACCAGCAACATTGTATTACCAATGTACTGCACACTCGGGCATGGGTAACACCATTAACATTGTATAGGTGATATATGTCTGAGAAGTATTACGTTCTAGTCACAAATAATAAAGCCGAGTTTACTGAAATAGAAGCTGAGCTAAAGACATCTGATTCTACTCCGGCTACGATACCAGATAGATCGGTCGAATGCACTGATGCTAAAGAGCATAGCGATACGCGTGGTGAATTTTTATTAACTGAAGACGAGGCCGATAGCCTTTCAGTCGATCCGCGGATAAAAGTAATTAACCTAAGTCCTAATCGTTACCCTGAAACGTTTATGCCCCCGCCAGACGAATTAAAGAATCAAATATGGTGCAGTAAAAAAGACAGATACGATCAGCCTTACAATAACTGGCAGTCGTGGACAACTGCATTTGGTACTATTGAAAGTAGTTTTTCAAGCGTCGAACCCACAATAAATAGAAGTACTGCGTTATATAGAATGCAGACAAAACAAAACCCGTGGAAAACCGCAACTACAGCCGCGGCTTCACCTATTAATGCCAAAGTAGAACAGTATGGTGCTGGTGAAAATGTTGACATCATTTGCGCTGATAACGGAACATGGATTGCTCATAGNGAATTNATTAATAAAGGCGTTGACAACGCTGTCAATCCAATTGATTACAAATCAGGCAATGTTCTTAACAGAGCTGGATATTGTGACGTTCTCGATGTAGTTCTTGACGGACCATACTATATTGACCCTGATTGGTTTAACGCTGATCCTGATAATAGATTAGAAACAAGATGGGATGGGACAGTTGTTCCTACAACCTCCGCTGCTCAAAACTGGTGGCGAATTACATCTCAACGTAGTAGCCAGTTTGCATTTTTCGGAAGTATATTAGTAAGTACTAATTATAGTAGAGACAACGTACATGGTAGCCCAGATCAAACAGCTTTCGATGCTGATCATGGTACCCAATGCGCTAGTTTAATATATGGCCGCACACACGGGTGGGCATATAACGCAAACAAGTGGCACTTGAATTTGTATGGTTCGGTATATAATGTAGGAAGCTTTGAAATAGGATTTGATGTACAAAAGATATTTCATCAGAATAAACCAGTAAATCCAATATTTGGAACAAAAGATCCTACAATTAGTAGTAATAGTTGGGGATTTAGGGCATCAGATAAAAGCGGATCTCATTATTATCATAGAGAGTCTTCAGCATCATATGGAGGATCTGGCTCAGAGCCACAATTTATTAGTGTGCTTGGAAGTCAAGGAGACAGCGGTCGTTGGAAAAGCGAATTCTACGATAATAGCATGACAACAGCTGGAGACGAACTTACTGCAGCTGGAGTTATTTTTATTGCAGCCGCAGGAAATAGTAATCAGGTTCAACACAATCCTGATCATGTCGATTACGATAATAGGATATCTGCTAACAATACAAACACCATGTATCAAGACACATTTACGTCATTTGGATATAGTGTAACAGGTACAACTAACCGCCGTGGATTTCCTCAACATATCGGAAAAACTGAAGGACAAACCTCATTCGGCAATAGCACTGTTAAATTTCCTGCAATTAATATTGGTTGCTTAGATGATTTTCTAGTTAATAGCTATGAGCAAGATCGAAAGGTTGNCTATAGCGATATGGGAAGTGCNATAGATTTATTTGCTCCNGGTGATGGTACATTAGCAGCTTGTCCAGATGCTTCTTACGGAACTGACACTTCAAGAAGCGATGGGGTATATGCTGATTTAACGGCTATAGCTGAATGTCGAGATGTAAGATTTAGTGGTACAAGCGCGGCATGCCCTGTTGCTGCAGGATTTCTTGCAACAGTACTGCAATATAACAGGGCATGGACATATGAGAATCTTCGTAACTGGATTCAGAGTAATGTGGATGAGCAGTCAACGTCTGACATGTATGAAGGTATAGATGATACCAGTCCTACTTCAGGATGGACTGATTATAACAAACTCCAAGGAGCTGATCGAAGAATACTATATCAGGCAACCATTCCTGTAAGTACGCCTTATCCTGCTGATTTTAAAATCGATGGAAGTATTGGCTTATCTGGAGCTGTTAGGCTCAGTAAAGTAGTATAAATAGATTAAACGTTTAGAGGTATAGAATGACTCGTCAAAACCTAGCAACCGGCACATATGCTAATGATGGAAGTGGTGATACGCTTCGTCAGGCTGGTCAGAAAATTAATGAAAACTTTATAGAACTTTACCAAAAACTTGGTGGAGATAGTAATGTATTGACTGGCGAAATTTCTGTTACAGGGAACGGTCTAGCATTTGAAGGAGTGACAGCTGACGGTTATGAAACTCGTCTTAAAGCAATAGATCCTACACTAGATCATACTATTAATTTACCAAATGCTTCTGGCAATATCGTATTAGATACCAATACCCAAACATTAACAAATAAAACATTAACATCTCCTGTATTAAGTTTAGTCAAAATACAAGATCTTGATGCTTCTCATACATATGATATTATTGCGGGTTCATTGTCTGCGAATCAAAATCTTAATTTACCTAGCTTGATTGATAGTGATACTTTTGTTTTTGCAGATGCGAGTCAAACTTTAACAAATAAAACATTAACTTCTCCAGCTTTAAATACTCCAGCTATAATAGCGTCCCTTAATGATGTTAACGGTGCTGAGATATTTGGTATATCTCCAGCAGTAAATGCAGTTAATCATGTCGATGTGCATAACGCAGCGGCGGGCGGGCATCCTCAACTAGCGGCCCACGGAGATGACACTAATATTAATATTGTTATTGAAGGTAAGGGTACGGGTTCTGTTAATCTGAAAAAGGCTTCATATACTTCTTCAGAAATAACATCTGCAGGAAATGCTTCTACATTACACACATTTATTATATGCAACTCTGGTACTGCTCTTGCTGTAGGTATGGCAAACGCAACTGTAGTTGGAGAGAAAAAAATATTTACGAACAAAGGCGCAGGTACTGCCACAATTACTCCTACTACTTTTGGTCCTGGAACAAGCATCGCTCTTGCTCAACATCAAGGGTGCCAAATGATATGGGATGGAACCAATTGGCAGTTGATTGGTAATTACGGCGGAACAGTGAGCTAAGGAATCTAAAATGGTTGCAATTATTACAGATAAATTTAAACGGCAAGTTCTAGCCGACATCTATACAAACGTTACAGATTCTGCTGCTACGTATTACGTAGGTATTGGCAGATCAAATGATTGGAATGCAACTGACGCAGCTCCTACGCCTTTAAACACAGCAAAAGAAGAAAGAGATTTTCGTCTTAATCTTCAATCTATGAAAAAGGGCGAAGACGTCTCATATGTCGTTCCTCGCTATAACTGGTCTTCTGGTACAATTTATAGTGGATATGATGATCATGTTCAAGGTTATCCATCAAACGCATATTATGTTATGACCGATGAACTTGCTGTTTATATTTGCCTGCAACAAGGTAGGGACCTTCAAGGTAATGCGGTTACGTCAACTACTAAACCTACCGGAACGCTTTTAACTCCTTTTACTACATCGGATGGTTATGTATGGAAATATTTGTATGGTCAAACCGCGTTGAGATCTACTAAGTATACTTCGGCCAATTATATTCCAATTCAATTTATTGATTCTGCTGATGTAACTTATCCAGCGCTTGAGCAGGAACAATACGCTATTCAAAATGCTGCAATACCTGGAGAAGTCATCGGAGTTAAATTAAACAACGGTGGGACAGGTTATACATCTGCTCCAACTATTACATTTACTGGAAACGGTACAAAGGCGCCAAAAGCTACTGCAACTGTTTATAACGGTTCGGTTGTTAAAATAGAAATGGATGATTCTGGGTCAGGTAAGGCTTTTGGTAAAAATTACGATTATGCCTCAGTAATATTCTCTGGAGGTGGCGGTTCAGGCGCGCACGGTAGAGCAGTGATTTCTCCTCCAAAAGGTGTTGGAGGAGATCCAAGAGACGATCTTAGATCATCAGCTTTAATGTTCAATACTAAGCTTATTGGCGATGAAACAAATGCATTGATTACCAGTAATGATTATAGACAAATCGGTCTTATAAAAAATCCTAAAGTTGGTCCACTATTAACTGACTCTGATTTTGAGGGTACCGCTGGTAATGTCTTGAACAAACTTAAGTTTGGTTCTATAGCTCAGGTATTTAGTGAAGATAAAATTATATTAGGCTCTAGCTCAGCGGCTAAAGCATATATCGACAATGCCGATTCTAGTTATGTCTGGTATCACCAGACTGACTCAACTGGGTTTACTTCATTTATTGAAGGCGAAACTATTACTGAAACCGATGGTAACGGTGAGGGCATCTTAGATTCTGCCTCTGTAGACGGTGACACTCTCGCATATATAAAAGGAACGGTCAGTCCTTTGTCAGGCGAATTGTTATACATCGACAATAGAGCTGCGATCGAACGAGATCCTGCGCAAACCGAAGATATTAAAGTTATCATCCAACTGTAGAGTATTTAATAAATGGCGACAAATTTCACAGAAAAAGTCTTTAGCGACACGTATAAGGACGACTATAAAGATAGTAACAACTACCACAGAATTATGTTTAATTCTGGTCGTGCTCTACAGGCTCGGGAGTTAACTCAATCCCAAACTATTGCGCACAAAGAACTGGAGAGATTTGCCAGAAACATATTTAAAGAAGGCTCATCAGTAAATCCTGGCGGACCAAGTATCAATACACGATATGAATTTATCAAATTAAATACATCGATTAACCAACTACCAGCAAATTTAACTACTGTGGTTGGAGATGAGTTCACCGGACAAAACTCAACATTTAAATTTAAGATATTGGAAATAGTAGCTGCAACTGCTACGGATCCTGCTACTTTATATGTTACGTATACAGATACGCTAGCTGCGTCATCATTCCAATCTTCTAATAAGGTTTCTGCCGGTGAAGATATTGTTGGTACTAATTCAGGCGTTACACTTACCGTACAAACTACTAATACTACTGCAAACCCGGCAACAGGATTTGGCACACGCTTTTCTGTAGACCGCGGGGACTTTTTTACCCAGGGACATTTTGTCTTCTGTGAGCGTCAATCAAAGATTATAAGCAAATACGATCAACTTCCTACGTGTACAGTAGGATTTAAAGTTACCCAAGACATTGTCACAGCTTCAGATTCAGAACTCTTGTATGACAACCAGGGTGCTACTCCTAATACATCTGCCCCGGGTGCTGACAGATATCGCATTCGCATGACACTAGCATTAGATACTGAAGTTGACTCGGATCAAAACTTTGTATATTATTGTAGAGTGCGAAACGGTGTAGTATTTGACACAGTAACTGGAAATGATGCTTATTCAAAAATTGAAGATAGATTGGCAACACGAACTAAAGACATCAATGGCGATTTCTTTATAAATCCATTTATTATAAATTACGAACCTGACTCTGATGATGACATTTTACAAGCCGTAGTATCTTCTGGCCTTGCGTATGTTAATGGTTATAGAGTGGAGAAAACCTTTCCGACACGTCTCAGAGTTGCAAAGGCTAGAGATACTATTATCAAAAATAACGAAGTGGTTGCAGCCTCATATGGCAACTATATTACTGTTACAGACTTAGTTGGTCTTCCAAACATTAATGTGTTTCAACAAAGGAATCTTAGGTCAGCTGTAGGCCATGGCGGATCTACTATTGGTACATGTAGAATTCGCTCTGTTGAAGAAGACGGAGCATATTACCGTTATTATATTTTTGACATTTCAATGAATGCTGGTCAATCTTTTGCTGACGTAAAGTCAATCGGCGGTAACGCGTTTGACTATGCCAACCTAGTATTAGAAAGCGGCAGCGCAGTACTAAATGACGTAGGTGGTAATAATCTATTCTTTGGATTACCTAACCCAAGACCTAAAACATTATCTGATATATCGCTAGAGGTATATCGTTCATTTAACGCTTCGCTTGACCCGAGTGGTGCTGCGACTCTTACTCTTACCGCTACCGGAGAAACCTTTGGTAGTGTAAACGAATGGGTAGTTTCTGTTGATTCCGATGGGGCAATTATTTCTCCTACAATTAGTGGGGCTGGAACTCAGGCTGCTACAATTAGTGGTGGTCCAACAAACTCAAATATTGAAATCATTGCTAAGGTTAATAAATCATCAGGTAGTGTTCGCACTAAAACTCTAGTCGAAACTACGATTACAAAACAAGTAGAATCTGATGGTACTGGTACTGCATTCATTAAACTAGATAAACCGGATTTGTTTAAACTAGATAGATTGCGCGATTCTGATTCTGACGGCGCTGATAGACTAAGCGACTTTATTGTTGATAACGGCCAGAGAGATAACTGGTATGGTCCAGCAAGACTAATTCTTAAGGGTGATAAAGCCGCTCCAAGTGGAAACGTTTTTGCTCGGTTTAGATATTTTACGCACGGCGCATCAGGCGATTTCTTTGCTGTTAACTCTTATACCGGCCAGGTGAATTTTTCAGATATTCCATCTCATACGTTAAACGATGGTTCGGTTATTCCTTTAACTGACGTGCTTGATTTTAGACCACGTAAAACTGATAGAGATTCGGACTTTACTGGTGGTACTGCTCGTATTAACGAAATACCTACAAACACAGATCTTATTACACTTGATGCTGAATATTATCTTCCACGATTTGATAAAATAGTACTTGATCAAGATGGCAATATTAAGGTAGTACAAGGTAACTCAGCACTTGAACCACAGTTTCCTGAAATTCCAAATGGCGACTTGCTACTAACAGATGTCAAACTAGAGAGCTTTACTAAAAGCGATTCTGACTTGGGTCTTGCTCCTCACGAAACAAAACTATATAACATGGACGATATTGGTAGTATTTCATCTAAATTAGATGCGCTTTATGACTTGACAGCACTATCACTTATTGAAACTGGTCTATCTAATTTTGCGGTGTTCGACTCAACTGGAAATGATAGAACTAAATCTGGATTCTTAGTTGATGGATTTAAAGATCAACTAGGTTCTAGCTTTAATAATATTGAATATAGAGCATCTATCGATCCACAAAACGAAATACTTAGACCTACGTTTAGCGAAGAAGCTATTCGCCTAATCTACGACTCTGATCTTTCTACTAACACTATTCTTAAAGGTGATAACGTCTATAAGAAATTTAATCATGTAGAATACATCAATCAGCCGCAAGTATCTGGTGTTATGAACATTAACCCATTTGCAGTTATAACAAATCTAGGAGCTCTTGAACTTTCTCCTTCATCAGACGAATGGAGAGAAACAAGACAAGCAGCTGATGTTATAACTGGTGGTGGTACAGTAAATGCATTTAGCGGAAATCAATCTCAGCTGTTTAATAACTCACAATGGAATTGGGCTGGATCAACAGTCGGTTCATCTAGGTCGAGTGTCATTGGCTCTTCATCATCTTCCAATGTAAGTTTTCAAAGGCAGAATTCTGGTATTGTCTCAAACGTTGGTAACTGGAGAGGTTCATGGGATAGAACTAATACTGTAGTAACTAGATCAACCACCACAACAAGTGCTACTGCTAGAGTAAGCTCATTCTCTACAATACGAAGCGTTGTAGGTAATAGAGTTATTGATGTTGCAATGATACCGTTTATGAGATCTCGAAGAGTTAGTTTTAAATGTCAAGGCATGAAACCTAACACTAGAGTATTCCCATTCTTTGATGGCGTTAGTGTAGATAACTGGGTAAAATCAGATACGTTTACCAGAATTGCTACAACTAATAATGAAGTTGGCAATAGGTATAATAGAAACACTGGACACCCGGATGGGGCTACTTCTCTATTTACAAATGCTGAAGGCGTTGTAGAAGGTGAATTTTTTATTCAAAGTGGAGTATTTAGAACTGGTACAAGAGAGCTTAAACTTCTTGATATTTCGGTCGATAACGAAAATGATGCAACATCTGTAGC